TATGGTCGATGGCTGCATCTCAGTTAACACATGGGACTGGGAGATCACAGCTCGCAGAGGTATTCCCACCTACGTATTCTATACCACTGACGTCCATGTAATGTTCTACAAGGTTCACTGTCCAGCCCGGCCAGGTAAATTCTGGGACAGCTGCTTTGTAGAGAAGGACAGAAACGTATCTGTGGATCAAGTATTTGATGTATTCGAGCACATGTATAAGACTAACAAGAGACCTGAAGTAGACTATTCAGTTTGTATGATTACATATGATGATAAGGATGTGATCAACATCAATCTCAAACAGCTGCTTATGTATAGAGATCAAGAGCTTGTAGTTATTGATGGTGGATCTACTGACGGAACTCTTTCCAAATTGAAGTTGGCACAAAACATGAGAGCTGCCAATGGGGGAAAGATGGTTCTTGAGGAGATCCCTTGGGCCGACAACTTTGAAATTCAAAAGAACGCTGCATTAGACAAAGCCAAAAACGAATGGCGAGTCTGGATAGATGCAGATGAAACATATGAACACCTATTCTGGAATCAGCTTCCATGGTATATATGGTTGGCTGAGAAGGAAGGTATGGATTGCATAAGTGTTCCTCGGATAAATACCATAGAAGGTGTTACACAAGAGGAGCTGATGAACTATGCACAAAGAAATGGATGGCAACTTAGCGGATACAATTGGATCCAATATCCTGATCACCAACAACGGATCTTTAATTCTAAATGTCGCTTTGTTGGAAGAACCCACGAACGAATCGTTGGATTCGATAAGCAAGGCGCTCTCGCTGGCGTCCACTGTATACACCCAAAGAGTAAGGAACGGCAGGAACGAGGTTTGGCCCGTGAAGAAAAGCAGTATCGAATTGAGGCTGAAAAAGTTAAGGCAAGAATTGAAGCAGCAGAAAAGAGAGAAGATTAATGAGTAGGCCATTGATTATCCATCACCGCCCATCGTTGACAATGGGGGGAACAGAAAAAATGCTCCAATTACTTCTCAAGTATGGTATCACCCAGGACGATACTTTCAGTCATGTCTTGGCTTATAACGCGCTTGAAGATCGTACTAGGGAGCCATTTTTCAGGGAGATTTTGGGCGACGATCGGCTGATCGCTTACTCATCGTTTCCTGAGTTTTCACAGATCCTTAAAACCTTGAAGCCTCATATACTCCATCATTACAGTGCTGGCATTCCCGAGTTCCCTTGTCTGGCAATGAACAAGGACTATGTAAAGCACTGGATCCAAACAAGTGTCTTCGGTCAACAGAATAACCAAGTGCCATTTGAAAGAGTGATTTATGTATCTAAGCATGTTCAGCATATGGCTGGAACATTTGGTGATCAATATTGTGTAGTCAGAAACCCAATAGAAGCCCCGTTCACGGATGAAGACCTGAGGGAGGAACTTGGTATTCCAAATGACATGTTCGTCTTTGGAATGATTTCGGGGGGCCGAGAGGAAACTCATGCTTCGATCAATATGGACGCATATCAAAAAGTTGAATCCAATAGTACTTGTCTTGTCATTGTTAATCCTACTCCTTCTGCTCGCGCAGACTCAGATCGTCTTCAACTTCGCAACACAATTTTCGTTGATAAAACAGCCGATGATATTAGACTTTCCAAGTTCTTCAATACATGCGACGTTTTGATCCATGCCCGTAAAGATGGAGAATGTAATAGTGCAGTTCTATGGGATGCTTCAGCTCATGGTAAGCCCATCGTCTCCCACTATGGAAATCCATTCAATGGTCACATTGAAACTATAGGGACTGGTGGCTTTGTAGTGGCTCCTGAAGATGTGATTGAGTATGAAAGAATCATGAGAGGTTTAATGGATGGAGAAATTGATTATACCAAGGTAGGGGAGAATGGACGGAGACACTGGGAGGAAACTTGCAAAGCAGAAGACATAGCAAAACTACAACTGGATATCTATAAGGAATTGTAATGGCAGGACAGGATGAGATGCATGATTTGGTAGGGTTGGGTCGTGATACAACAAAGGATCAGGGCACTACAGGTAACCCCGCCTTTATAATGATGAATGAAAAATGTGCTAAGCATGGCTTGGCTAATGCGACTACTGATCCAGATGGCACTGCACCATGCAGTTGTGCAGAATGGAACAATATAGACTACCGTGATGAAGCTAAAGTCGACAGTTTGGTAAACCATCCAGACCATTACAACACGGGTGACTTCGAAGTCATAGATGTCATCGAAGACTGGAACTTGACTTTTTGTTTAGGCAATGCCGTAAAATATATAGCAAGAGCCGGTCATAAGAACGATAGAAAAGAAGATCTTGAGAAGGCCCTCTGGTATCTACAAAGAGAATTGGGAGGTAACCGTAAGTGAACATACTAGTAACTGGTTGTGCGGGGTTCATAGGTTCGAATCTTTGCAGATGGCTTTTGCTTGAAGGCCATACTGTAATTGGTGTTGACAATCTATGTTGTGGTTTTATGAAGAACATGCATGACTATATAAACAGAGCTCACTTCTTTTTTATCAATGAGGACGTTAGAAAATTGCGCGCTGATCATGTGATAGGGTTTAGCGATGGCTTTGTGAATAAAATCGATGCTATTGTTCATTTGGCTGCAAGAGGAGAGCTTTATTTCTGCGATGAACAACCAGAAGAAGCTATTAGTATCAACGTCGGTGGCACAGTTCATATGATAAACGTAGCCAAAGAACTTGGGGCAGAGCACTTCCTCTTTGCTGATACATCAGCTGAATACGACAATGTTCCAATGAGTGTCAAGGTTCTTGGCCATGATACTTACCCTACAAAGGAGTGGGTATCTCCAGATCACTATGCACCAAAAGGTAACTATTCGATTTCGAAGATGGCTGCCTCTGAATTTGTAAGATCACTTGGCAGAACACATGAAATGACAACAACCATCTTCCGACCATTCAACGTTTATGGTCCTCAACTTAATACAGAAAGAGACATCCCACCTGTTATTGGAGGGTTCGCAAACTTGATGCTGAAAGATGTGCGACCAACCATTTATGGTGATGGTTCAAAGAGAAGGGACTTTATCTATGTCCAAGACGCAGTCAATTTCATCAGCAGCACAATTGAAGCGAGAAGTGGAAAAGGCGATTCAGAAACCATTAACATGGGGACCGGCGAAAACTGGTCGATCTGGGAGATCTTTGAATTTACATGCAAGTCAATTTACGGATCTGATACAGACAAATGGCCGGAGCCAATCTACAAAGAAGACAAAGGATACGAAGCGCAAATTACTCTCGCGGATACGGAGAAGTCACATAGGCTCCTTGGTTGGAAGCCGACTATGGATATCCAGGACGGAATAGATTTGACTGTCCAGTCAATGATTGCTGCAGCTGTTAAAGCCTTAGACTAAATGATAATCACTCGCACTCCCCTCAGGGTTGGTTTGGTTGGAGGAGGTTCAGATCTTCCGTCCTACTTTGAACAATCTGGTTTGGGTAAGGTGATTAACTTCACCATTGATAAGTATGTCTATGTTTTGGTTCGGAAAAGACACGATAATGGTATCTATCTGAAATATTCTGAGAATGAAATGTGTGATATCACAGAGTTGGATAGTCTACAGCATGATTTCATCCGTGAGACACTCAAGTATATGAAGATCGATTACGGATTGGAGATAATTAACTTTGCAGACATACCAACAAAAGGCACTGGTCTCGGCAGTAGTTCTAGTTTTCTGGTTGGTCTTCTTTTGGCCCTCCACACTCTGAATGGTCATAAGCCTTCCAAGCAACAGTTGGCTCAAGAAGCGTGTCATATCGAAATCAAGTTGTGCGGTAAGCCAATAGGATATCAAGATCAATATGCTGCAGCCTATGGTGGTTTTAATACAATGTCATTCCTAAGTGGTGATGAAGTAATAGTGGATACATTCAGCTTTGACGATATGGAACTAAAGAACTTTTCCAGATTTATGATGATGTTCTATACAGGGATACAGAGAGATTCGAGTAAGGTCTTGGCCACGCAAAGTAAGAATATGGTTGATGAT